AACTGCTGGAATCTGCCCGATCTTAATCAGGAATGCTTCCAACTCTTTTTCCCATTCGGACATAATTAACTCCAACTCGAGAGGATTTTTAGGGACATCTCGCATGACAGCAGATCGCCTGAAGCCACGCTGAGAATACTGGGTGTACTGACTTCGCCTACACTGTAGTTAAGGTTCGAAGCCTTCAATAGATTAAATACCGATATAACAGCATCCTCGATACCCTGAAGGTTACCTTCGTTATCGTAGAGCGGCACAGTGAGCGTTAGCCGCAGGTTAGCCATAGGTGCTACATCGTTATAAAGATTATTACTAGGTGTGAGCATTGGATCATCCCAACTCACAATTACAGAATTGGCTAAGACTGTTGCTGGCGGGAATGCAAAAACCTGCCACTTAGTATTATCCACTAGAGCAGTGGCAATAGTAGTTCGAAGAGTAGTAATGGCTGGTACTGTCATGCTAGCCCACCATAGAATTTGGGCTCAGCGCATGAGCGGTTAATCCTCTGACCTTGGCCAGCAAGCTCGCTGACATTCTCCAAGGTGAGGGCTGGAAATCTGCAAGATTCGCTCCGCCTAAGGTGGCGGTGCGTGATTGCCAGATTTCGACAGCTATCATTAATGCACTTTCTTGGATTGCTGAATCAGCAGTCCAATCAGTATAAGACTCGGGTGCGACATTTCCATAAGGCTCGATAGGATGCTTTGTAGTCGTAGTAGTGTGAGTAGTCGCTACAGTAATCGAATAAGTACCAACGGAAGTAATAGTTTTAGTACCAGTGTATTTAGTTCCACAATTAGAAATAGTTACAGACTCACCGACATAAAAGACATCTGTTACAGGATTATTAAAGTATAAAGTTCCTTCACCAACGATATTAGAATGCGCTACAGCATATTGGGTTGGTGTCCACAGCATTGGAAGTAGGACTGCATCTGCGGCATCGCAGGTCTGTTGCAATACGCTGTCCTGATATAAAGTGCCCACGCCAAGAGTCGAGCGAAGCTCGCTGACTGTGCATAATGACATCTTTATATCCTTTCATTAAGACTCTCAGGGGCGGAAGGGCTATCCGCCCCCTCGAGCGACTTAGTTACCTAGATTAAGCTAGGTTATAGCGGCGCACGCCAGCGCCACCCTTGGCTACATAAATAGCCATGTATGCGTACATATTGATTTCAACTTCGCCTGAAGTCAAAACATTAACTCTCAGATTTGTGGTTGGGGATTCCCAAACATATACAGATTCTGGAGCAACTAAGAATGCTGATTCATCAACAATTCCTGATACTGCGATATTGTGATCGATCACTAGATCTGTACCAAGTACTGATCCAACAACAGATGATCCGCCAGCAACGCCTGAAGCGTTGTATGTTGCACCCTGTGCGTTGTATAGCGCGCGGCCAGTGGTATCGGCGTATCCTTGAATCGCAGCCCATTGGTCAGTCGAGGCCACTAGCTTGCGAGCATAGTCTCCGCCTGTACCCTTGTATGCTGCTGCAGACTGTGTAGCGATATATGACTGTAGGCCAGCAGCTGTTGCTGCTACACCTGTAGCTTGTACGCCTGAAGTAGTGAATGCTGCAATAAGAGCTTCGTCAGTTGCCTTCTCGTAACCCTTGCGCATTTCGTTTAGAAGCAATTGCTCGAATGCAGGATTTGAAAAATCAAGCAACTCGAATGATACGCGGTTGATTGAGCTGTACTTAGCTGCAGTCACTGTATCGTATGTAGAAGTCATTCCTGTTTCAGATGGTGCGCCACCTTCAGCAACTGCTGCTGATGTTGGAGCTGTACCCATCTTAGGAACAGTAAATGATAATTGAGGAACAGTTCCAGCGCGTGTAACTGCATCGAATGCAGGGCGGCCTGAGAATGTAGTAGTAATGAAGTTAGTTAAGTGAGTTGGAAGTGTTAGACCAGTGTTAGTAGATGTTGAGTCATCTGCTGCCATGATTGTCTGACGAGCTTCGTGATCTCCCATAGCAGCCTTGATTGATGCGCCTAGGTATTCTGCTGAGGTCATTGGTGCTACGCGTGGCTTTGTGTAAGCCATCGCTGTTACAGTTGGGCGAGCAGCTTCCACAGCTGGCGCTTCAACTTCTGGTGCTGGTGCAATCTCTGGAGTGTTATCCACGATCGCCTCGCTTTCTGTTGGTAGGGTTTCTTCGACAGCTTCAGCTTCCGCTTCTTCTGCCAGAACTGAGGTAACAGCGGCTGTTTTGAATGCCGCCGCTTGGACAAGGCTGACCTCTTTGAGGAGTGCAGCCGATACATGAATAATTCCATTTTTCATTTTGCTCTTGATGACTTCAACTCCAACACTCAGACCCGCGCGTAATTCATCTGCTGCCTCTGTGAGGGCATCTGTCGCGCGCTGTGTGTTACTTAATTTAAAGCTGGCCGTCATTTCGCTATCTGAACTGCTAATAAGTTGAGACCACCCCAGCGGCTTTTTTGGGTCATGCTCTAATAAGAGCTTTACTTTGCCTGATTCTGGAAGCGCGATTGAGTTGGCCTCAAAAATAACTTTTCCTGCTGAAGTATGACCTACTTCATTGTTAAAAGGTACAATCTTGCCTGTGATTGTGCGAGATGCACTATCGGCAACTAGATCTGCTGAAAATGTTAATAGTTCGCTCATTCCATCCCACTACTTCCGTTAGGTGTTAAGTCAGTCATTTCCATCGCTTGCTCTACAGAGATAAGACCAAGAGCAAGTAACTTTTCAATTACCATTAATTCTTCCATAGGATCATTCTTCAAGAATGTGTCTGATAAACAGAAGCGCACCTCGTTGCCTCTGGCGGTGATGTCATCCATTGAGAGGCGATCCTGAATCGCGGATACGAAAGGCTGCAAAGAGTAAGCCACAAAATCTTTGCGAGAATCCAAGACATTGGTATAGGTATAACTGGAGTTCTGATCTGCAGATACATAGATTGCAGGAACATTCATCAAGCGACTAATCTCAGTTGCAAGATATTGATTCGCTTCGTTATACATCATCTCTTTAGGAGAGAATTGAGCAATTTGGTACTCGAGAGTGCTAGTGAGATAGGCAGTTGAACGATTATTTCGAGCCTTGTTCCAAGATGCTAATAATCCTTGAACTTCCTTTTCAGGTAAATCAGCTCCAGAGTTGCGAATCCATCCCGAGGGCATAGGAGTGGCTGCTGCTATATTGGCAGCCTTTTGTAAATCAATTGCGGCTTTAATAGTTGAAGATCCGCGCGTTAAAATACCTTCATCGAATGCTTGGAATGTTACGATGTCATTCATATCGATTGGAACGCCATCGATATAATACTGAGTTACATATTGATTCAAAATATCTAAATCATAAGTTACGCGAACATTCGCGACCCACTCGAATCGAGCAGGTCTTGAGTCATCGGAATACCGCTCGGTAATTCTCCAGAAACTTTGCCCATAAAATATCAAGCTATCGATAGTCCACGCTAGAGTGATTGATCGAGGTTGATGTAATGAAGGTTGCTCTAACCATAAAGGCTTGCCTAATTCTTCGCCAGTTGATTTTCTATAAAGCTCGAGAGGCGTAGCTGCGATGACTCCCGTAATGAGGTTTCTGCAGCGAGCCACTGTCGGTACAGACATGGCCAGATCGCGATTAAGAGTATAAAGGCCAGAAGATAATGCGTTATATCGTTCGCCTAGGAGCTGAGGCTCATACTGGGCTTTGATTTGTGGAGTTTGTGGTTCTGGAGCTGTGGCTCGCGAGAAGAATCCCATTTACACATAATATCATACTTTTGCAAGTTATGTATAGATCTGAGGAGTAGAAACAGGTTTTGTCAAGTGAAGCGCTAGCATCGCCATGCTGATCGGCGCTGCTACAGATCCTGCGGATTTTTTTCTCACGATACGCCACGAAGAGTCATTACTTTTAGCAGCGCAATTCTGCATCTGGGTATCGAGATCTTGTTGCCCAGAATGAACGACCCTCTTGTTATCGATCGCATCTTTGAAAGTAGTACACGCGGTATAAAACTGAGCGCCAGAGCAGTCTTCAGTTTTAACGCCAGCATTAGATAATCGATCTGCAATTGCGGCAGTAGTGTATTTATCAAAGAGTACTTTTCGAGGCTTATAGATGTCACACCATGCTTTTATATCAGCTGCGATCTGTAATTCATCGACTGCGATATGGGAATCCCATGTATTGATTAGCGATAGACCGATTCGGCCATCTGGAAGGATCTGGCCAGCGCAAAGGCTTGCATTACGCCTACTAGGATCCACATCGAAGGCGAACATTGTTAAAGCGCCTACTGGCATGGTCAATTCGCTATCTGCAAGATCTTCCCATGAATTAGGAGTCCAAGGGCTGCTCAATGACGAAATCCACTGACAAAGGGATTCGGTTCTGGTAGCTTCGATGCTTGATGTTGCAATCGTTTCCTCTATCGCCTCTTCAGAGATTAAATATCCAAGGCTCGGATTAGCCATCGCCCACGCTTTACGATCCCAGATGTCGCAATACTCTGGCGCGCTGTATTCGTAGAAGCCTAAACTCTTAGGTGGATAACTTAAACAGCGGTTTCTTAAATCATTCAGTACTGTCGAGAAATGGTCTCCAGCATTACTAGTAAATAGGCGCTGCGAATTGGCTCTGGCCAAGGTAACGCTCTTAGCAGCATCCATCGCAACTTCAGATACTTCACGAAGTTCATCGATCCATAGGAAATCACAGCTCCGACCGCGAGCGCCGTCAGAAGTTGCTGCTACAACTTCTATCTGGGCTCCTGACTCAAGGATGATACGCTCATCGCCGTTAGTGCGGCGAATACCCTTTTTAACATCCCCACCCTTGAGTTGCACCCTGAGAAAGTCATTACGCTCGATGATGTCAGCCATTATGTTGAATGACTTCATAGCCATAGCTCTATTAGATGACATTATGAGAATATCCTTCTCACCGAATACGAATAATCCCGCAAGACAGCGCATACGAGCTAGGTGAGATTTTCCTGACTGCCTAGCGATTAAAAGTAGGTTGGACTTGCGGATGAACATAGAATCTTTATCCACGCGGCACATATCATCAAGGATTAGGCGTTGCCATTTGAGTAAAGGCTGGCCAATCTTCTCAGCCATCTCAGCAATTTCATCGCCTCGGGTTTTGCCCTTAAGCCAAGGGCTATGAAGCCTAGGCTGAAGTTCCCCATATAGTTTTTTGGGTGTTCGGGTTGATTTTGTCATCGATTAGGTTTTGGCTGGACTGTCATCGGACTGGTCTGGATCTTGCTGGTCGTTTTTGGGGAGATACAGTCCCTAAAGACATTGGGGGTGAACCTCTTTGATAAAAAAACCCCTTCTGAGCGTGATCCTTTCGCACTGTTACATGACTTGCACGCACTTACACAGTTATCAGGATTGAACGCTTCATCAGGATTGAGCTTGATCGGCATCACATGATCGACCGAGTTAGCCTCACCGCCACAGTATCCGCAAGTGTAGTTATCCCTTGCTAGGATAGTGAGTCTGAAAGATCTCCACTTACGAGAATCTCTTGGGTCTTTGATCCTTGGTTGAGTCATAGGTTAATCCCACGCATTGAGGAATCCAACACCGCATCTAATACAAGTGAGGTGACCATCAACATATACAAACTCTGGATGTCTAAGCCACTTACATAGTAGTCTCTTGATTAGTGCCATGAGTGTAGTCTCCAGTGGTCTAGCGCTTTACAGAAGTCTGGCTCATCATACTCTGTAACACCATAGCGATTAGCAACATAGCGACTACTCCAGTCATACTGCTGCTCTTCATTAGCAGTAGCTAACCACTCTGATCTACCCTGTAGGAATCCATGATGACTACCATTCTTGGCACTGAAATTCCAGTTGCTCTCTTTAATAGCCAGAGTATTTAAACATTCATAAGTCTTGACTGTTAAATGGCTTTGAATATATTCCTTTATATCAAAGGGTTTAATATCTTTTACTTCGACTGCGTTAGCAGTCTCAGTTAAGGGCAATTCATTTATGAATAGAACTCCCCCGAAAGCTAACATCGCGGTCGCGAGCAATTGCGCACACGCGCTCGCTAGCGATTTATAGCGTAGCATGGTTGTCAAATCCATTAGTCTTTTACGCATGATCTTGGGCGTGTCTAATTTGTTCGCCTAGATACTTTGTATAAGCAGGTGGAATGGCCTCAACTAACTCAGTCCATATCATGTGATCAATACCCATAGCTGCTCTACCTTCCTCGATAGTCTTAGCAGTTCTACCACCATTAGGAATCTCATCATTTAATGAGCCATAGACTCCGACTGGTCGAGTAGTGTGATTGCATGGAGTGCCGACTAAGTTCATGTTAGATTCAAACAGTCTATGTCTACGCACAGCTAGGCCGAAATACGAACCACAGACCTGCACAGGGTCGATTAAGGGTGACTGTGGAACATTCTCTATGATGTAGCGCACACCGCTATTGATCAAGGCTTGGCGTACTTCTGGAATCATGTCGATCTTGCTAGTAGTTTTACCCTGAGCGTTGCGTAGGTGTTTAGTTGCGCTATGTGTCTGGCATGGTGGGCTAGCGTGAACTACATCAAATTGCTTCAAGTAATCAACATCTAGGTAATCCCTGACATCGCCTCTAATATATGTGTAAGGATAACGCTTGCCATGCTTAACATCTATGCCAGTTACCTCAAAGCCAGCCTGAGCGTAGCCCATAGAAGCCCCACCAGCTCCACAGAATAGGTCTAATAGTTTCATTAGTCAGCCATGCAATCATGTGGTGAGTAAGGATCGAATGCACAGAACATGCAACCCATAGGCTCATAGCAGTTAATGCATATATGCTCAAACTGCACTTCATTACAGCATGGCATTAATACAGTTCTATCTTGTTTAATTATGTAATTTAAGTTGGTCATTTCTTATCCTTACCCCAGCCGTTACCTTTGAATATGGCAGGTGTAGCTGCGAATACCCGAATCATTGGAGTAGAGCAGTGCAATATCGGGTTACCTATTGCGCTCATTGGATGATCGATCTCTTGCTTCTCGCCGCACATAATGCAGCAATACTCATACACTGGCATTGTGATCCTTACATCGCGTGCAGTAATCGGCATTGATAAGCCAAGTACCACATCCCTGACATCTTGATGGCTCTTGAAACCATTCTGAGTAATCGACTTTATTGAGTAGCTGGATCAGATCAGAGAATCGAAGCATAGCTCCGTATTCGGCCGCATCTTCGCCTTGCCCATTGAATCTCATTACGACTATAGACAGCTTCCCATCTGCCCGCTTTCGCGACTGATCCAGCCACTCCTTAGGTTGGAAGGCGGCACGCGCTTTCACTTCGATGTCGAACGGAACACCTGTGATATCGCTACCTTGCCTACCTGCCCCAGCACTTTCTGCGTATGGGAACCACTTTTCTAGGTACTCAGCGACGCACTTC